GCATTTTAATGTATAACTAGGCATATGTAAACCATTCAGGTATTTGTCGTTTTTTCCAGGATGCTAGATGCTTTTTTGCACCAACATAATAATTTATATATGATCTGACGGAATTCCCGGATACCTTATATTCATCCGGCATTGCTGGAGTAGGTTCAGTAAAATTACCTTGAGCAATATATTTAGGTATCGTATGTAATACACCTAATAATCCTTCTCGTTCTACTTTATGAATTTTGCCATAGCGATGTGTATATTCAGCACAAAGACAACGTAAAAGCATATGTAGCCATTGATAATTTTTATCCGTTTGTCTTACCCATATGGCTGAAGGATGATTAATGTGAGTAGCAACATAAAGATGGTAGTCGCGGTGGTCAGTGAGTACGTATAATTTCTTTTTACGACCAGACGGACTGTGCCCGTCAATGAGATACCCATCAAGAAAACGATGAGCGGTTGAAAGTAATTGCGCATATTCGAGAATCATTTTTACAACGTGTTTATTGTTGTGTAATTCAGCACAAGTTTTAGGGTCATTATGTAGATAAAATATATTCATATTTCAAGACGTTCAACAGATTTAATAATATTAAGATAAGTTTGTTTTGCAGAATCTGAGAATATGTCTAAGGTACCTGCTTGGGATATTGCAGCTATAACAATAGCAGGATCACAATCTTCTAAATTTGCAGCTGTTATTTTATGATTAAATGAACTGAATATATTAACAGCTAAAACAGTAAGAAATATATCCTCATCCGTATATAACGGAATTTTATAAACAATTGTCTTTTTTGAGTTAGGAAATCTAAAAATTTTAGCGTTCATAAAGAGGTTCTTTTCTTTATATATTATTTTTACGTTCTAATTCTTTCCAAGCTTCTTCTTCTTCAGATGTGACTTCTGGCATCTTTTTTATAGTCCATGAACCATTTCCGTTGTCGGACCAATCTAAAATATCGCCATCTTTCCACCCTGCTTCTTCAAGCAATCTTTCGGGCAATGGTAATATTAAATCATCACCATCCTCAATTAATGAAATGATATAATTATTTGATTCGTTTGCTTGAGTCTGCTTCATTTTTGTCCTCTCGCATTTCAATAAATGTGGGTAAGAATAGACGTTCTACGCCATCGCCTCGATCTTTAATTCGTGCGTTATACTTAACAGTTACAATTTTACCGTTTGTATACTTTTTAGTGTATTCTTTACGTTGTTCATCAGAATATCCGGAGCCAACATTAACTTGAATTAATCCATCAGATGATTCGCAAACTAATGCGCCTAATCGACCAACGTTTTTACCGGTGCCTTCTTCCCATCCAACAACTACAAGATCACATTCTAATTCACCTTTGAATTTAATTTGTTCTTTAGAACGTTTGTCTTCCCAGATGTTTGTCTTAGATTTAAGAATAGTTCCTTCTTGGCCTTCGTCTAAGAACTTTTCAAATATCTTTTGTGCTTCAAGCTGTGTTTTAACTTCTTTGGTCCATACGATATCTACAAGATGGCCAATAGTAGATATACCTTTTAGGAAATCTACATTCTGCATCAATTCCATAAAGCGTTCGTTGTAAGGTGTTTTATATACGCCAGCTTGAAATCCTGTAAATGGAATAGCATCCCATAATGTTACACGCACCATAGATGCTTCTTTATCTGACATTGTACCTTTAACACCTTTGCTTAAGATACCATTGCCTGTTTTACGATCAAGAGGTTTGCCTGCAGAATCTACAACAAGTAATTCACCGTCAAGCACATAATCGGCGCCATAAAGATCAGCCAATTTGAGTAAAGCGTCACTAAACAACTTATTTGGAATATTAAGTTCTTTGCCATTGCGGCTCCTATATTCTACTACACCATTACGAACAATTGCGTTAAAACGCATGCCATCTAATTTTAGCTGACAATATGCCGGGAATTTAATTTTGTCAACGAGCTTTTGGTCGAATCCAGAAGCCAACATAACCGGATATGTCGAAACAAGCTTTGGCCATATTTTATTGGCTGTTGCTTCGCTAACCCCGCATCGAAGGTCTTTCTTGATAATTTTTTCAATAACACCGGCGTCTGCTTCATTTAGGCTTTCCAATACATTAGTTAATAATTCAATCGCCGCATTGCCTGTGACATTACGTGTTGCGAATTCATTTTGGATTGTATCCATTGCCCAAGATAATTTTTTATTATTTTTAGCGGAGTATGCTGGAATTTTACGGATATAAAAACTAATTAGCGGATCTAATGCAAGCTTGATTACTTGTTGTAATTCTTTGTTGTCTTTATTTGCAGTAAGAATTGCTTCTTTTGCAAGACGAGAATTATCGGCAGCGAGTGAATCAAAAATTGTAGAGATTGAAGCCATTTGAGTTTCCTTATTTTCTAATCTTTATTATAACAGAAAATAGTATCCTTGTCAAGCATAAGGGTATTATGCTTAAAAATTAAGCATAAAATGGATGTTCTTCAGATTGTACATTAAAAGTCACACTCTTGTATCTGTGCGGGTCACTTGAAACTTTTTTCTTAGCAACCTCAATATCTTCTAATTTAGCGTAAACGCCAATGACTGATTGCTTTTTATTGCGACCAATTTTATCTCGCCAAGTTGCTTCAAGGATATAACGAATCATGCTACTTTACTATTCATTGTTGTTGAGTTTGTAATGGTTTCATACATTGTTTCAAACTCTTCATGCTCTTCAATTTCTTTGCTGAAATTTTGTTTGTGATATACTTTGGCCATACGACGAAAAGTCTTCTTGCTAAGTTCTTGTTTCTCACAAATATCTTTAATAGCTTCACGAACGAATTCACGCTCGGCGCCCATGCGGGCCATGCTATTAGAAATTTCTTTCATACATTCTAAAATTGCTTTACGATCTGCCGGGTTGGATGGGATACCTGCCATAATTTATTTCCTTTCAATATCATCTTCAATACAATTATCGCCATACTGGATTTCGATAATCTTCAATGGTGACTCAGTTTCATTACAAAGCTGATGCCACTCTGTTTTGCCAATATGGAGACTATCAAATTTATTATAGACTCCCTTTAGCTCAACATCTGTACTACAATTTAACGCATAAACCGTAGCTGTTCCTTCTGCCACAAACCAATGTTCTGCACGATCTTTATGTCGTTGCATACTTAAACATTTGCCTGGATCAACAGTTAGTTCTTTAACTTTAACATCTTTATCTTGTTCGTGTAGAACACGATAATATCCCCACGCGCGCGAGGTTTTAATATATTCATAACTCATTATTAACGTCTCATTGTTGAAATTTCTTTTGCCTCATCATCGCTAAAGATTGGAACAGCATTTGATTTATGCATCGTACCAATACCTATCACCTTTGTGCCAGTATAAACCGGAGCAGGCTTACTAGAAACAGCACCTGTTATTCTTGAATTTAAACTTTGTATATTATTTGAGACACCCCGAGGATTAGATGAAACTGGAGGAGAATAAATCTCAGCTGCCATTGCGCGTTTACGCTTTGACTCTTCAATTTCCACACCCCATTTTTTCTTCATAGAAGACCACTCTTGTGCAAGAGCTCGAGAATTACGTGCCTCTTCTGCACTTTTGAATTTAACTTTACCTTTTTTCTTACCATTTGTAGATAACCAAGGTCCAACGATATGCATTGTCATACTAAATCTCCCATAATATATTATAACATCTTTTTCAACGTTTGTCAAATGCTCTGTACTGGTGTGTATTCATAATTCTAGGATCATGTTTTGGATCATCTGGTATTTCACCAAAATATGTCCATTCACTTATAACCGGTTCGGGTACGTCTCGTTTGAAGAACCGAGTCAACCTTTCAAAGAGACTTTCTCTTTTTTTGCTGTAGGTTCTTTCTTAATTACTTCTTTTGGTTTGGATGGAGGAAGCGCATCCGGAAATGCCTCTCTGACCAAATCTTCAGTAATTGTTTTATATTTGGTTTGAAGTTTTTTATCTTTGCATAAACAAAGATCGTCTGCTTCTGTCCAATGAATACCTTCAAGCATTTGAATAAATAAAGTTTCTTTTTTAATTTTTGGCAAATTACTTGGTTGTCCCCAAATATACATTCTTCGGAACTCTGCAAAAAGATTTGTCTCTGAGTATCCGATAGGAATCTTTTCATCTCTTTTGTAAGGAGGAATGCCTGCTGGTAAATCTAATTTGAAATCAGGATTAAAATTAATTTGAAGCATTCCTCTTAATATAGGATGGTCATATGCTCGCAAGCAATTAATTTTTGCTTGTTTAGAAGTTGTTCTTTCAACCTCATCAAAAATTTGTGGGATTAGTGTTTTCATTAAAATTCCTCAATCAATTCTAGCATGTTTTTCATTTTATGCTCAACGAAAAAGTTCAAAAGCATACTCTTATTTTTATCAGGTTGCCCTGCGTAATTATTTATAATGGCATCTTTTATCTCTTCTGGGATACAGGTAAAATCAACTAATTTCTGATTACGATAAAAATTACGAATAAAATCTGTATCAGTTGGCATAGATGTTTTATCTTTATACCAAGCTTCTAATTTCTTAGCTGTAATAGGTTTCTGTCTTTCTCCCGCAACAATGCTGTCGTCAGCAGATAATACATTAGGGATGCCATCGCCTTTATCGCCTTTGATTGTATGCTCAAAAATATATTGAGTAGGTGACATTTCCGGTTTAACAAATTTCTTTTGTGTGGGAGAAAATTGTTTTACATTCTTATACTTTTGCAATTGAATAAAATCGTGATCGCCTGATACAATTAAGAATGGTTTTGGATCATCATTAAACACTCCACCTTCCGCAAAGTCATTGGTCTGAGACCACTCTGCCAATACTGCAATTACATCATCGGCTTCTGCACCGTCAACATTAACTACTTTGTATGGGAAGAACTTATCAATTTCGCTACGAATAAGATCAAGCGCTTCAAAGATTGTTTTCCAATCTAGACCAGAATCCTCGCGCGCTTTCTTGCGACCCGCTTTGTAATATTGGAATTCTTGTCTCCTCCAATAGTTGCGGTTATCAATAGCGATAACAAGCTGACCATATTCTTTTCCGAATTTTTGTTTGTAGCCTCGAATAGAATTTAAAATCATATGACGCAATAGCGGCACTTGAATCTCAATATCTTTTCTGCCGCCAATTTCTGCCATCAAGTTTGAAATTGCCGTTTGGCTGTAATCAACAACGATCATAATATATCTTTCTAATTAAGTTGCTAAGGTAACGTCATTTGAACCAGGTAATGAACCATCTGAATTTAATTCACCTTCTATAATTTTCTGAGTGTATTCTACAAATGGGGTCATTGCTTCTTTTGCTGCTGGTCTAATTGTAGCATTAACAAGACCACTACTACATCCTGATAATAATTTAAATGCGAGATCTATAACATAAGTTTCAATTGCTCGCTTAATAATAATTTTATTAAGTTTGTTTGTTACCGTATCATTGAATGTTGTTAAACTATTTTTTAGATTTGTTATTGCTACAGACATTTGGGCATATCCTGTTTGATTTGCAATCGCCGATGTAATTTGTGTTTTTAATGCGGTAATAATTGAACCAGATTTAAATCCATCTACAATAACTTGTAAATCTACATCAGGAACATCTGCTGCTGGAGAACATCCGTTTCCTAATAAATCAGCAAGAGTGCAACCCCCAAACCCACCGGTTGTACTCGGGGGGCTCGCACCAGACAATACATCAGTCTTAGTTATAAAGTCTGTTACTTGTGTTTTCAACGCTGACAACTCGGCATATTCAGCTTCATTACCAGAACTTGCTGTTCCCGGAAATAGGGGATCCTCAATTTGAGCTAATCGAGTAGTAATCTGCGCATTTAATTCAGTACTAACAGTTCCTACAGGATTATAGAAAAACTTTTTCGTTAATTCCTGCATCGCATTTATATCACCACTTATAGCATTTAATTGTGTGGTTACTTGATCTATAAATGCTTTGAGTTGTGCTAATTCTGTTGGAATTAAACTACCCTTAGTTATTTGTTGTAAATTTTGTGACAACTGAGTATAAACTTGTTGTAACGGACTACCACCAATCTGCGATAGAACAATCTTAATTAATTGACAAAATGATAATTTTAACGGCATCTGAAACCTTATTTAATAACTCTGAGGATTAATGTATCAGCATTCATTCTGCCATTTGCAGGAGATGCTTTGGAACTGATACCATCCATATACTTTCTTAATTGTACTTTTGTAGCAACCATCAAATCTTTAAGCTGATCTGCGGGTTTACGCAAAGTCTTCTGACAACCCAATTCTGGATCGTAGTTTTGAAAGCTAGAACCTTTAACAAAAATACCTGTAGCAGAATCTGTTTTATACAGAACTAACTTACGAGTTTTACTATTAAATACCCATACCTGTTGTGCACCAATAACCTCTGCAGGATCAACTGACGTAATACCTAGATCAGTATCTTCTTTTTTATACTTGAGATTCTTAACTTGAACACTTGCAGGTTTTGTCTTAACTGCTCGGGGTTTACGATTTGCTTTCTTAAACTCTGAATATTTATCACAGTCTTCAATAAATTGTGCGAGCATTTTTATAATACTTTTTAATTCTCGTTTTGTAGTATTAGAATAACCTTCTACAAGCTGAGAATCCTTGCCTTCATATACTTCGATATATTCGCGAAGTTTATGCTTAGACCATTCTTGAATATCATTAACATATGGTTTTGGAATCTGATTCGCTTGCATATTTTTATACAATGAAAAGTCTTCTTTGTTCTTAACTACGGAATCAAATGATCCTTCCAATTCACCCAGATATTCTGAAATCTTTTCCTTCATTGCATCTTGAATTGAAGGCTTAGGTGCAGACACAACAACCTTTTGTTGTACTGGTTCTGGAATATAAATTGCAGAATCTAAAGTTTCTTTTAAATAACGATTAAGAGATGTTAAATGCCTATCTGAAATTTTACCATTACGCATAATGATACGAGAAATCCAACCATATGTATTTACGATGTTAACATCTTTAACTTCGTCAAATGTTTTCAACTCACTTGGCATCTTGGCTTTAACATAATCTCGCATATACTTGCGAGCATCTGATTTTGCTTTCTCAGCAGAATACCAATTCATGATTCTCATCAATTGAATATTATAGGTATTTTCTTCTGGAGATAATACAGCAATGCTAGGTTCAGCGTCAAGTGATACTCTTGCCATTATTTTCCTTAATAATTAATTGTTTGAATTCTCGCGGATCACGTTTATTTAATAACGGATCGGGAATAAATTTTCGTTTATTTAAAAGCAAGGCGTTTGCTTTAAATGTCGAAGTGGATTTCTTTGATTGAGTCATATCGAACAGCACGCCATGCGCTTTTATCTAGATCCCATACTGCAAGTACTTCTGTATTTTCTTTTCGTTTAATTTCTTTTTCTTCAGTTACGGGTAAGTACCCTGCACCGAGTGTGCAACGCATATCCCGTACGGAGTCATCTTTTTTAATGAATTTAATTTTCATCTCACCCATTGCAAGATGACTTCTAATCCAATTTTTAAATATATCGCGTTCTCTGTCTGAAGCAGACATGTACCATTGGCCTGTATATTTTTCTGTGTCCATCATATTGTTCCTGTTCATGCTATATTATAACATCTTTTAGTACCCGTGTCAACCGTAAGGGTATTATACCACAGCTGCGGTAAATCGATATTGATTAATAACATTAATTTCTTCAGCAATCATTTTATCTTTGATTTTACCGAATTCTTGTTCCATATAATACCTGGCCATTTTCTGGGTACATTGAGTCATTAAACTAGATGTTTCTCCTTCTAACCAAAAACGAACGGGGGATTTACCCCAGGTATTATATTTTAATGCGGTATGGAAAATCTCACGGTGCTTTTTATCGCTGGGATCAAATGTTACCCATGGGCGCGAATATTGCTCAACTTTACTCATAATATAAACTCCTTAAACTTCAAAAATAATATTGGGATTAAAATCATCAGCTCTTTGCTCATAATTAGCATATCCCCTTGGATTACAAACTACTCTAGTACTACCCACAAGATAATCGAAAGTATCATGCGTGTGTCCGTGTGTCCACATTTTAATTTGTGGATGATCTAAAATAAACTCAGATAACTCAGATGAATATGCGCCATTCATTTCATAATCATCTTTGTATTGTGGTTTTGTAGATAATTTGCTCGGAGCATGATGCCCAACAACTACAAACTTTTGATTGGGTTTATCGTCAACGATTGTTCTAATATATTCCAACATGGCTTTATGGTCAACTACTACATCATCGGGTCTTAATCGTTTAATACGATAATACGGTTTATTATCTTCCGCCTTTATTCCGTTTTGAATTTTACCATTAGCGACTTTTATAAAGTCATTCATCATATCGCTAATAGAAATCATTGTTGAGGCATCTTCCTTATTCATATCTGTCCACAGAGTTCCGCCGATAAATGTTACATCTTCGATAGTAACACTTTCTTTATCAAGAATGTGTAGATTATCTAAATGGCCTAAGGATCTTTTTAGATGCGGAATTGTTTGTTGAAAGTCCCCATTATAATGTTCGTGATTGCCCACAATATAAATTACATTTTTATATTCTTTAGAACACATCTCAAAGAAGTCGTGAATTTTTCTAGATTTTTTATCCGATTCATCTTTGTGTAGTACGTCAACCGCAACACATATATCCCCAGACAGAATAAGGAGATCTACTCCGTCTGTGTTTTTAATTTCAATCGGTCCGAATTCCAAGTGAATATCAGACGCCAGGTTAATCCTCATAATCTATTCCATCAATTTTTTTAACAATTACTCTTTTATTTTCATCTTCTCCGAACGACAAGTTCGAATGAAGTACTTGAACCAATCCTTTTCGAGCAAGGTTTTCACACGTAATCATAATCATGAAATGATTTACTCGTTTCATCAGAGCCGTGTCATCCTCTGAGAAAAGATCTTCTGCTCTTACCAACATCTCTGTAATTAGAACTACGTCAGCAAGTCCGGGATTTGTGACTTCATCGTCAGGATCCAAATCAGAACTTTCCTCAACGATGTCGTTTAGAATTTTAAGATCAGCGTCTGAAATATTCTTTAGAAAATGTCCAACAGTCATGTATGGGTTGGATTTTAAATCAGCAGCCAACAGGCGTGTGACATTTAAACATTCTTTACATTCAATTACGTTATCGTAATTAATTTCAAATGGTTCACCGTTATCTTCGTATTCTTCCATTATAGTTCCTTAGAATTAAGTTGGTCAATATGTTCTTCTATCTTGGGTATTAGTTTTGATATTTCTATTTTATCCAAATACCTACACTCCCATTTTTTTCCAATTAGGATTCTGTCCTTGGTTAGAATATAATGGATCTTCGCAAGTAGATCTCGTGTGGATTGCATTTCGTTATCCATATCTTATTATAACACCTTATTGGTTATTTGTCAAATATTAGATATCCGTTTTGTACGTGAACTCATCTTGTAGTTTTGGCTGAAACATTCGTTTCTCTTGAGTTGTTAACTCTTTGAACATTTTGCGCGGATTTGCACACATGATACAGTTTGGATTACCGCAATTAACAGCATGGTGCTTTGCAAATTTGTGAGGAGTATCAACTGGTATTCCGTATTCTTTTGCAATATGAACTTGCTTCTTTACAGCAGTATCTTTTTTGTGAATACGTTTGGAATGTGCAAATTTTTGTTCTTCTGACGACATAAAAACTCCTATAGGGTTGTTCACATAGTATATATTATTTTTTATAGATCCATCGGTTTTATTACAGACATTTCAGAAAATATTTTAATATACCTTATTCTTAACATATTGGCCATGCCGGGAAAATGTATAACAAAATCTCCGGGTGTCCAATCGCCATTTGTATTTAATCTATCAATCCAAAGATTCTTATCGGGTAAATAAAAACTATATTTGTATGAATTAAATGTTTTCTGCGGGACAATTTTCATCATATCAGTATATAGATGAGCAGTCTCCATCACTGCAGATTGTTCAGGCCATTTATGGTTTATGTATCTAGGAACAAATCTTAAACTATAAATTGTTTCTAACCATGTCCTGCCTTTGACAGAATTTTTAACTAAAAAGCTGCCGGTATTGATACCATTAAAATCTGAAGATATAACAACATCGTAATTGTTGTCGATTATTGTTTCTAGTTTAATATTAAAATTTGTAACAAGAGCGTCGCAATCTATCCACCACACCCATTCTATAGTGTCATCTTTCAATATGTCGATCATCATCTTAATCTTCTCAAAATAGATAACGCGTGTAGATGGAAGATCTTCTGTTTTACATACCAACTTATAATCGTGGTGTTTGCAGTATAGTTGTAAATTTCCGATGGTAGTATATTCAGCAATTTCTGTGTAAAACTGATTGTATAAAGTCGCGACGGCAATCGTCATTATTCCCCCGCAAACTCTTTATATGAGGTTAACACTTTACCGTTTTGTATTTCATTAATAATATCAGTAATAATAAGTTCAGTATATCGCTCAAGTTCTTTATTTGTGCAGGTAACGTTTGTCCAGCCAAACTTCTTATGTTCGTCTGGATAAAATTCTTGTAATTTAATTTGCGCAAGTTGTGCGTATCTTTTAAAATTAGGATTCATCAGTAGTTCACCATGATGTAGAACTTGAAGAACCAGAACGTAATCCAGTCTCCGTCGTAATAGCTATGTCTGAATCCAAATTTGTGGCCGGAGGTATAGCTATCCCACCCGGCTTCCCATGTTCCATAGCGTATAGCATAATACATATGTCTAAATATACTCATAGTGTCTCTTTTACAATAAAGTTCATAGCAATACTTATTCTTGATTCAGCGCTGATATTTTTCTCAACCATATGCTTTAGATTAGATCTGAAAATCACCAGGTGGCCCTCGATTGGTCTAAGTGAGAATGTTTTATAAGTATTATAATTTTCACTCTCGATTGGTAACAAGAACATATCGGTATCAGCTTCGAAACTTCTGACGACCAAGTTACCACAAGTATCATTTGTTTTCACATAATAAACAGCACTCAAATGATTACCGGGATGATTATGGTATTCTTGATAATCCCCGGGTTGAGAAACATTGAACCAACTATCGGTAATGTTTATATCACCCTTTGTTACGTTATATTCTTTTAGAAATATACCAACGTGTTTCTTAACATCTAGAAAGAACTCTGCGAACATGGGATCATTAATCATATCGTAATGTTCTATTGTGGTGAAAGTCTCGCAACGCCAAGTACTGGTCTTAGGAAGAGTCTTATACAGTCCCATGGCTTTATCTATGAACTGTTGTCGTACCGTCTCTGATCTAGGTACGGGCTCGTTATATACAAGCGTCGGGAATAGAAAGTGCAACATTTTTACATTCCCCTATTCCAGGTTTTTCCAACGGCCGAAATCACTCTTCATATTTTATCCAAACAATCTTGGGATTGGTCTTTTCATATTCAGTCACAAGCTCTTCCAAGCTCAACATAGTCTCAGAAGTAAAGTTATCCAACCAATCTCCAAGACGATTCCAGTCTTCGGTTCGCATTGGTCTAAGTCCGATCTCATCACCGTACATGGGATCAAGTCCTGTGCCTCGGCAATCGATACGTCCGGCAGACCAACCAGTTCCGTGCCTGGCAATCCATTCGGAATTAATCGGACCCATCCAGTTAGTAGAATAACTTACTGTCATATAGGGACTCCGTATTTTTGTTTAATCTTCAAAGCAACGATATTCGCGGGATACATGGGTTCCAGAGACAACATATCCGCACAGATATCGTCGACAATCAACTGGGCGAACTTTTCTGTAAACCGAGCTAAATCCGTTGCAGACAAGGTAGTCCAAGTTTCTGGTACTGCTTGATCCAGAGCCTGCCCAGCAAGTAGTTTAATTTTTTCATTCATATTTAACTTTCTTATTTGATAAACTTGTGCGTCAGATAAAGGACCATTATCGTGTGGGTAATTGGGTTTTCTATAATCGATCATACGGTCAATTTCTCGTTTGATATCGTCTTCTTTCATATTATCTCCAAGCATTAACTAAACCGATAGCACAAGTAACGATTGCTACAATATTTACCGCCATCTGTGGTTTATTTAACACACGTATAGTCCATGTTAGGAACATAACAGTACCTAGTGTGAAAGCAACAATGTTCCAGGGATAAGCATCAGGTCCGATAGCATTACATATATGTCCGATGATAATGAATACTGCACCTATCCACTGAATAATATCGTTAAATTTCATCGTTGAATCTCAAACACCGCATCAGATCTAATTTCTTGTGTAGCAAGTATAACGAACATATTCATATTGATATCCCAATGTTTGTATATCTGTTTGGCAGTCATCACAGCTTGAATCTTTTGTACAAGTTCAGTAACGGGCTCATTTACATCTACAGAGAAAGGAATCTCCCAGATTTGCTCGACAACATCTACATATCGCGAAGCGTCGTAGCGTTTAAGTGTTTGTAGAGCCACCTTCTTAGAGAAGTAGACTTTGTTGAGAGAAAGGTAAGGCACCGCAGGTATGGTACTACCGTCTAACACACTGGGCCAGCTAGCGGTCGGTGTTTGTCTGATAGTGGGTAAGATAGGCCCATCGCGGAACTGGGAATCTAACGGAGGGATTGCGTAGGATGTAAGTGTGGTAGATGACATATTAGAAGGTGTTTTTCTGGTGCAAATTTTTCTGGGGGAAATTTTTTTAGGAGTTATTTTGAGATTGGTTGAACACGATGTTAAAGCACTAGGCACATATACCCCTGATCTAGCAAGTACCCTGTCTGTCTCATAATTTAGGGTACCCCTTGCGAAACCCCCTAGGGGCTCCGAGTCTTAGGCGCCGTAGTACTCGCCGTAGCCTTCGATCAGATCATTCTGCATCTGCTCGGTCTCGATGTCGTGTGCCAGAACCGCTACGGCCTCTTTCGGGAGACCCGTGATCTTAGCGATCGATTCGTTGCTAAGACCCATTGCTACGCACTCTACGAGCTCTAGGTATAGATTCTTCATATTACTCATACTCTCTCCTTTTGATCCATCATCTCAAATAGAATAAACTTCGCGATGTTTAATTGTTTGCGAACACGATCTCTACCGATAGGGGCCATGTCTTTGGGCATATGCGCCAGCATCTCCTGACAATCTGACAAGACACCTGCTACGACCATCTCTAGACCCGTCATGCGACCGATGGCCATGTACTGTGTGCGAATGTCTTCTTCGGACATGCCGTATACTGTTTGTTCTCTCGTGTTCATGTTCAAACCTTTGTCAAAATGTAGTAGAAAAACGGACCGAATGCAACTGCTACGAATAGCGTTGCTTGGGATACTTCTATCGCTAGCTCTTTTATCATCTGTGTTCCTTTGTTCATGCCTCAATTAT